TGTATTAATATTATTAGCAGCGTCAACAATGTAGTAAGCAGTGTCACCAGATACTGTAAAATTATTAGGACCTATTGTTGGTATATTGCCTAAAAATATGACACTTAATAACAAATTACAATTATTAAAAGCGTATTCGCCAATGCTTGTAAGTGAAGATGGAAAAGTAATTTCTGTTATTTTACTATCTGATGAATTAACAACATCAAAAGTCCAATCAAGTATAGTTGTAACTCCATCGGGAACTGTATAAGAACCAGTGCGTCCACGTGGATATTCCAATATAGTTGTTTTGTTTTTATCAAATAAAACACCATATTGATCCGATGAATAATTTGGATTTGCCGGGTCAACATTAATGCTAATTAAGTTAACGCAATTCCTGAATGTGTATCTCCCAATACTTGTAACAGATGATGGAATGGTAATACTGGTTAAACCAGTGCAACTTTGGAACGCACTTGTGCCAATGCTTGTAATTGTAGAACCAATTGTAACACTGGTTAAACCAGAGCATCCTTGGAACGCTGAGTTACCAACACTTATTACGGATGATGGAATGGTAACACTTGTCAAACCAGAGCAACCTTGGAAAGCACTTGCGTCAATACTTGTAACAGATGATGGAATAGTGATACTGGTTAAACCAGAGCAACCTGTGAAAGCACTTGCGCCAATACTTGTAACAGATGATGGAATGGTAATACTGGTTAAACCAGAGCAATTAGCGAAAGCACTTGCGCCAACACTTGTAACTGAATCAGGAATGGTAATAGTTGTTAGTTTGGAGCAACCAGTGAAAGCACTTGCGGCAATACTTGTAATTGTAGAACCAATTGTAACACTTGCTAAATTAGTACGTGCGCACGCAGGAACTGCTCCAACATAATCAAAAACAAATTGGAGTCCTATTTTATTAACACTTGCTGCTGGAAATACAAATGAAAAGTTACTTATATAAGCGTTCATAACAATGTTAATTAAACCAGAGCAACCTGTGAAAGCACTTGCGCCAATACTTGTAACAGATGATGGAATAGTGATACTTGTTAAACCAGAGCACCCATTGAACGCTGAGTTACCAACACTTATTACGGATGATGGAATGGTAACACTTGTCAAACCAGAGCAACCATCGAAAGATCGTTCGCCAATACTTGTAACAGATGATGGAATAGTGATACTTGTTAAACCAGAGCAAGCAACGAAAGCATCTGCGCCAATACTTGTAACTGAATTTGGAATAGTAACGCTTGTTAAACCAGAGCAAGCATAGAAAGCACTTGCGCCAATACTTGTAACTGAATTTGGAATAGTAACGCTTGTTAACCCTGAACAACTTGTAAACGCATTATTGCCAATGGTTGTAACCGATGATGGAATGGTAATAGTTGTTAAACCAGAGCAACCTTGGAAAGCACTTGCGCCAATACTTGTAATGGTAGAACCAAATGTAACACCTGCTAAATTAGAACGTGCGCCGCACACAGGAACTGTTCCAACATAATTGAAAGTAAATTGGAGACCTACGGCATTCACATTTGCTGGAAATACAGATGAAAAATTACTTATATATGCGTTCATAACAATGTTAATTAAACCAGAGCATCCTTGGAAAGCACTTGCGCCAATACTTGTAACTGAATTTGGAATAGTAACGCTTGTTAAACCAGAGCAAGCAACGAAAGATTGTTCACCAATACTTGTAACAGATGATGGAATGGTAATAGTTCTTAAACCAGAGCAAGCATAGAAAGCAGTTGCGGCAATACTTGTAATGGTAGAACCAATTGTAACACTTGTTAAACCATAGCATCCATGGAACGCACTTGCGCCAACACTTGTGACATTATAGGTTACACTGTTTTGGACAAAACTAGACAAAATTGTTACATCTCCAGAAGCAGAAGCAGATACTCCTACTGTAGCAACGCCAGAATCTACTACGTAAGAGTAGTTCACATTATTCAATGTGTAAGTCGCCATTATAATTATATTAAATATATTAATTTTACCAAAAAAAATGCTTAAGTATTATAAAATTTAAGTAGCGTATAACTTCTAAGTAGCGTATAACTTTTAAGTAGCGTATAACTTCTAAGTAGCGTATAACAATCCCGCATTACCACCAACAAAGATAACCATATTTACTCTTTCTTCTATAACATATAAATCATAATTATATTCATAAATGCGCCATGTAGGTTTATTTACACCAATTATTTCACCCGTTTCTGGGTTACAAATTGTCAAAACTTGAGCATATGGATCAACCGGCGGGTGAATTGTTACAAATTCAAATTCGACATTTGTAAATCTACTCATATTCATAGCGCCGGATGGTTGTAATGAATATGGAGACGTATCTAAACAAAAATTATAGCAATACAATCCATCAGGTGCAAACCCATCTGTTCTAGTATATTTTTCAATATAATTATACACCCCCGCAGGCAACATATTTTCTCTATATTGTCCATCCAATAAAATTCCTAAAGACAGAAGAATATTTTTCGTGTTTTGTTGATTATATATACCAGTTATCATTAATCCTGACAATGTACCATCAGGATTTGTTCCAGGCCCAATAAACGGCGGACTTGGTGGTGTAAGATCTGGATTCGGGTAATCTCCTCCACTTGGCGCCGGACTAATATCCACCGGCATATAATTATACGGCCAATTGGTGTAATTCGACCATTCATTCCGTAAATTAACATCACTTCTTTGAAAATAAAACATCCAACTAATTACCATGCCAATAGAATCTATTTGTATCTTATTTTGACCCGTAACATTATAATACGGTTTTTCATAAATTTGTTTAATCAAATATTTCTGCTCGTTTTTAGCAAATAATTTCGATTCATCATTAGAGAGAAAACAATAATTACAAACTAAATGTATGTCAGCGTTCCAATTTGTTCTTGTATCAACATAGGATGTAGGACCCAATTGTTCATCTGGCGGGGTTTGTAAAAATCGATAAAATTGCATATAATATTGATTAAAATTCGGCGCAACATAAGGGAAACTATTCGTATAATCCATTACATCACGTATAGTAAAAATTTGATTAATCGGTTTAAATGTAACGCTTATATGGAGTTCATTATATTGTAGCGCTACTAAAGGAAACGCATTCTGTGTTTTTAGGTTAAACCAAGCGCCAAGCGGAATATACAATATTCTTCCCATAATAGATGGTTGTGCTCCCGCCGGATTATCTGTGTAAAACGCGTTTGGATATGAATTCACATGTGTACCCGCATTTGCCGGATTATTCATTTCAGGAACTTGCCCAATCATTTCATTAAATAGATTAATTTTTTGACCACTAAAATCTCTTTGGACCGACGCCAAAATATAACGACCCGAATATTCTTGTAATTTTTGGTTACCACAAGTAATCGTAATTCTATCAATCATTTGAGCGCCAAGGTTATCTATCCATTTGAACCCATATGAAGCCCAATCGGTATATACTGTGGTTCCATCTGATTGAACAACGGTTTGAGGAGGGAAAATCGGACTCCAAATTGTCGGCATCGCTATAGAAATATAACAATCCATAAGAAGATCAGCGTAGCGTTTTACTTTAAATACAAAAGTAGATTCAGTCGTTAAGTTTAGTGTTGGTGTACCTTCATAATCAAGTCTAAAAGTTTGTTTTCCGAAATTAGTATATTTTTTATATGTTGTCTTCCAAAATGTCTTCTCAGGGTTTCCATTTAATATAATATTTTGCTGTCCTTCTGAAACTAAGTTTAATAATCCTCCAGGCATGATATGTATAATATATATTGATTATTATTTAACTAATTTGATTAAATATTATATTAATTAAAAAAATAAAAATAGCGTTAATATATTAGATTAATGTCATCATCAACAAATCCTACAGATTATTTAAGCAAAATAAAAAATATGGATCAATCATTTGTAACATATATTATTTTTACATTTATTTTCATTATATTAATATTTATGATTGTTTATATTATTAAATTGACTAACCTAGACAGTTCGGAATGTGATTATATGAATACCTTATATCCTTCAGTTGACGGAAATATAAGACCTATATCATCAAATGATCCAGATTGTTCCGGTTGTTTATATGATTATTATATAAAAACGGCATATAACGCTTGTTCAGGCGGTTCTTACAAAAACGACTTTGTCAATATTTGCAATTTAAAAGCAATTCTAAAACAAGGTGTTCGTTGTTTAGACTTTGAAATATATTCAGTTGATGATAAACCTGTTGTAGCGACAAGTACACAAGATAGTAACTATGTCAAAGAAACATTTAATTCTGTTAGTTTTGCCGATGTGATGAAAACAATTAATAGTTACGCTTTCGCTGGAGGCACTTCTCCGAATCCAACTGACCCGATTATAATCCATTTACGTATTAAAAGTAATAATCATAAGATATATTCTAAGATGGCCGCGATTTTTAAGTCATATGATTCTGTGATGCTCGGGAAGGATTATAGTTTTGAAAGTAACGGAACCAATTTAGGAACAACCCCATTATTAAATTTCCAAAACAAAATTATTTTAATTGTAGACAAAATTAACAATACCTTTTTAGAAAATAAAGATTTTTTAGAATATGTTAATTTAACAAGTAATTCGATTTTTATGAGAGCATATGATTACTATAATGTTAAAAATAGTCCAGACGCATCTGAATTGACCACATATAACTCAAAAAATATGACAATTGTTTTCCCAGATAAAGGGTCTAACCCCTCAAACCCTAGTGGTCTTTTATGTAGAACATATGGATGTCAAATGGTAGCAATGCGTTATCAATTTGTAGATAATTATCTCGAAGAAAACGCGCTATTTTTTGATAGAGCAAGTTACGCGTTTGCTTTGAAACCACAAGCGCTCCGTTATGTACCAGTCACGATACCAGACCCAACACCGCAAAATCCAAATTATAGTTACGCTACACGCAATGTTAGTAGTGATTATTATAATTTCAACACTTAAAATTATATAATGCTAATTCAATGACAATTAGATTAAATATGAATTAATATCTATATCATCAATAAGATATTTGCGTTTAATTTTCTCGGCAAATAAAACATTCAACATTGTTTTTTTAAATTTTATATTACTCTTTACTTCTGCAATAACGTCTAATAGTCTTACAGAAGGCGCCCAATTATCAGTACAACTATAAGATTCACAACACAAACAATCTTTATTTTTATGTTTTTTTACCAGTTTTTTTTGAAAATCGCTTTTTAATCTTAATACTTCTAAGTAGCGTTCTCCATTATAATATATTTGAGGAGGTAGAAATGGAAATGAATTAGTGAAAATAAATTTGTATTTGCTTTTATTTTCAGTGATTTCCATTACTATTTGCTTATTATTATAAGACAAAACTAAATTCGGATATGTTTCATATAACATTTCACATTCCTTTTTGATTCGCCTTTTTGATGATGTGGAATATACATTAGAATTTTCCAAAAGTAACAAGTTTGATTTGATTATATCTTCTTTCGAATTAGTTGTCATTTTATTATTATTATTATTTATACTATTTATTCTATTTATTAAAAAAATAAATATTATATCAATTTTTTATTTTATATTTTATATATTTATTATATGAAGCAAAAAATATGTAAAGATTTAAATTTTAGTGATTGTGAAATGGCCATTTTACGCATGGCCGTAGATAAAGCAGGAGAAAAAATGGGTAAAAGAATTGCTAACTCTGAAGATGTTCAAAAAATAATTAATGTTGTAGAGGACTTTCTTAAAATGGAAGATTTAATTTGTTATGGAGGAACTGCGATTAATAATATTTTACCCGAAGAAGACAAATTTTATAACGCCGACGTGGAAATACCCGATTATGACTTTTTCTCTTACGACGCTTTAGAAAATGCGAAAAAATTGGCGAATATTTATTATAAAAAAGGTTTTGCCGAAGTTGAAGCAAAAGCAGGACAACATCACGGCACATACAAAGTTTATGTAAATTTCATACCTGTAGCCGATATTACACAAATCCCAAAGGAAATATTTAAAGCTTTGAAAAAGGATTCTATCCGTGTAGCAGGTATTTTATATGCGTCGCCAAATTTCCTGCGAATGTCTATGTATTTAGAACTATCACGCCCCGCCGGAGATATAAGTCGATGGGAAAAAGTGTTAAAACGTTTGAGTCTTCTTAATAAAAATTATCCTTTAACCACATTGAACTGTGATGAAGTAGAATTTCAAAGAAAAATGACTGATAAAGAAAATGAAAATGAAATTTACGAAAATGTTAAAACTACATTTATAAACCAAGGTGTTGTGTTTTTTGGCGGTTTTGCGATTTCTCTCTATTCACAATATATGCCAAAGAATTTACAAAAACGCTTACAAAGAATTGCGGATTTTGATGTGCTTTCTCATGAACCCGAAACAACGGCGCAAATTGTAAAAGAACGATTAAAAGACATTGGAATAACTAATTGCAAGGTTATAAAACACGATCCGGCTGGTGAAATTGTTCCCGAGCATTATGAAATCAAAGTAGGCAAAGATACAATTGCGTTTATATATAAACCAATCGCGTGTCACAGTTACAACGTGCTTTTTCTCAAAGGACAAAAGGTAAAGGTGGCTACCATAGATACTATGTTGAGTTTTTATTTGGCGTTTTTATATGTTGAAAGACCTTATTACAATGAGTTTTCAGAGAGAATATTATGTATGTCAAAATTTTTATTTGAAGTACAGCAAAAAAATCGCTTGGAACAAAAAGGCCTTTTAAAACGATTTAGTATAATATGTTACGGACATCAAGAATCTGTAGAAGAAATGCGCGCTGAAAAAGCGGCGAAATATAGAGAATTAAAGCAAACCAAAAATAAATCTGAATTAAATGAATGGTTTTTAAGTTATAAACCAGATCAAGGCAAAAATACAAATCCTTTGGAAGAAGAAAATAATGAAAATAAAGAAAAGAAGAAAAAATCTAATAAAAATAAAAATAAAAATAAAAAAACGCGAAAATCATTTTTTGATTTTTATGGAAAAAAGACCAGAAAAAATAAAAAGGAGTTATATTAAGGTGGCGATGAAAATATTTGTGCGTTTATTCTATAAACCAATCGTTCTTGGTTCCTAGTATTATTATTTTTACATAGAATATCATCCAATTCATAAAAAAAATTATTTGTTAATTTATACATAGTGGCAATATTGCCTATATAAATATTATCTATTCCATTTGCTTCATAGTCAAAAATAAATTCATTTTTTGTAAATTTTATTTCATTATTTTTTTTTATAAAATTAATAATTAAATTTTTATCAAAATTGTTACTATTACTAAATAAATCAAATCTCAAATTTACAATCGTTTCTTCATCACATTGTTGTTGATTATAAATATAATCTATTATTTTATATTTTCCATACCAATAATTTTTCCAACCAATAATTGGCATAGGTCCGTGATTAATAGTGCCATCTAAATTACCAATTAATTTAATATCCTTATCATTATCAATTATAATATGTTGAATACAATTACTTAATTTGCCAAAATATTTGTTAATTATTTCATCATTTACTTCAGCGCTATTAACAGTTATATTTCTCCAACTTACATTGTTTGCAAATATATTCCACGTATGTATAAATATTTTTAAATCAGGATATATATTGTATAATTCTTCTATAAAATTATATAATTCTTTTGTTTCAAATGAATTCCTGATATGACCTCTAATAACAATTATCATAATTTATATAATTATAATAATAAAATTTTTTACAAGGAAATAATATTACATTACGGTTATTTATTTATCGAATGAATAATTAGCGCTACATTTTCATGATAATAACCAGACATACCAGTAGGCGTACCATTCATTCCAATCCATTCATATTCAACCCTATTTTCTGTGATAAATTCATAAAATGCTTTCAGTTCTCCGGTATCTCCGTCAAAACCTTGGTAATTTACTAATTCGTCAAATACAATAATACAATCTGTATCCATGTAATTTTTCAATACATCAAATATATATTTTGTAGAACTATAAAGGTCCGCATCCATATGAATAAATGAAACCTTTTTATTTTGTCTTTGTATAAAATTTATTAAAGTTTCATTAAACCATCCTTTTATCAATTCAACATTATCGTTAACTTTTGGTAAATTTCCACCTCTATTGAACGCACCTTTATCAAAACCGTCACGCCATTTTTCAGGTAATCCTTCGAAACTGTCAAACCCATATACTTTGTCATTTGTAAATTTTGAAATATAATTAATAGTCTTTCCACTTGCTACACCAAACTCTAACCATAATGTATTTGGTTTATGTTTTAATTTCATACGTTCAAATACATATGTAAGTGGATATGTATTAACATTAGGAATATCTTGAATAATACTCAGCATTTTATATTGTATTGTTTTATTTTTATTTCTTTAACTAAATAAAAATAAAAATAATAAATATATATAATAAATATATTTATTACACAATAGTACTTTTATAATCATCGCTAATATGAGGCGTTATAACAAATGGTAAAATGCAAACATAAGCTAAAATATCTTTATATACAGAATTCATCATACAATCAATAGTAAAACACGTTATATTATTCAAAAATGGTAATTTAATCATTCTATTATCTAGTGGAAAACACTTGTCTTTTAATAATCTAGCGCCAGATGGATTTATTATATACGCTGACGTACCAAAACAATGATTTAACCGCGCGATTGACGTATTTATCTTGGAATTGACAAAATTAGAAATATCTTCTTTTTTCATTTTTGTTTTATTAAAAACGCAATTACATGTTTCATAATTTGTATTATTATAACTTAATATAGAATCAAAATTATAATTAAGTTGAATTATGTCCCATTGTTTTGGCATTAAACTATTAACCAAATTATTTATATGCTTATTAAAATCACGTGAAACAATTGCATCATCTTCCATTATTATTATTGGTTTATCTAATTCAATACATTTTTCCCATAATTGTAAATGTGATAAGGCACAACCTATAGCGCCAATTGAATAATTTTTTGAACCCTTTTTAAAAATAGTTGGTTCTAGTTTATCAATAACTAAGGTTTTTCCATCAACAGCGTTATAATAAGAATATTTGATATATTTTGAATTAAAAGCATCAAATTTTTCTCTTCGATCTTTTGACCTCTCCAGATTAATTACAAATATATCCATGTTTTATATCTATAATTAACCTAAGTATTTATATATATTTATTAGTAAAAGATATAATTAGTAAAAGATATAATTAGTAAAAGATATAAAATAATTTTAAAAATATAGTAAAATGGCGGATAATGTATGTCATGTACCAGTGTCAATTGGCGAACTAATTGACAAGTATACTATTTTACAAATTAAACAAAATAAGATTCAAAACGCTGAAAAATTAGCGATGGTCGAAAAAGAAATAGCGTATTTGCAACCTTTTGTTGATAAACATAATTTAGAACCAGAACTAATTGATGAATTGAGAGAAATCAATGAAAAACTCTGGGTTGTTGAAGACCAAATAAGAGATAAAGAAAAAATACGATTGTTTGATGATGAATTTATACAATTGGCGCGAAGTGTTTATATAATAAACGACAAAGAAGTTAAAAGTTACACCAATTATAAAGATGATAATGATAGTGAAATTATTAAACTAGGTGAAATAAAACAAATTATTAGTCAAACTGTAAAACCTCCAAAAGAAACTGTGGAGGAATTATATAAAAAAATTAAAAAGTCAGAAGGGGATTACAATACAGCAATCCAATATTACAAAAAAATACTAGAATTAAACCCAATGAATATTAATAAATATTTGCGCGAATTAGGTGAAATATATGAAAAACAAAATATGTTTTATGAAGCAGTAGAATGTTATGTTAAGGTATTAAAAACGGAAACAATAGATGTTACCACCATTGGTGTATTGACAAATCAAATAGGTTCATGTTATTTTAATTTAACACAATATAAGTTAGCAATACATTATTTCAAAAAGGTTTTATTAATTAAAGAGATTCCCGATATCTATTCTAATATCGGATTATGTAATGTAAAACTAAAAGATTATAAAGAAGCCGAGGTGAATTTATTAAAATCATACAATTTAAAAAATAATAATCATTTGGCGTGTCACACATTAGGAGATCTATATTATTTTACAAAAAAATACGATAAATCCATAAAATATTATAAAAAAATCACAAATCCAAATTCAACTCAAGTATATAATTTATCATTTCCTTATTTGGCTAAAAAGGATTTTAAAAATGGATTTCAATTATATGAAGACAGATTGAAAATCAATAATATAAATCCTCAAACAAATCTCAAGGACAGATTAGATGTCCCATTAGAGCATTGGGATGGTGACACAAAATGTAATAGTTTATTGTTACTTGCTGAACAAGGACTAGGCGATAATATTCAATATTATAGATTTATAATTGAATTATCAGAAAAGTATCCAACTATGAAAATTACATATTTTACTAAAAAAGAAATAGCGCATCTTTTTAAAACCTATAACAATATCGAAATTATACACAATTTATATATTTTTAATTTTGAATATAAATTATACATCATGTCTTTACCGAAAATATTAAATTTGACACAAATCGTTCCTAATAAGATAAATTATATCAACACAGATGAAGAGAAATTGGCGTTTTGGAAAAATAAAACAGATTCTTTAAAAAGATATAAGGTTGGATTTGTTTATAATGGATTATTAAGTTCATTTATAGACAAAAATATACCTCTGGCAGAATTTGAGAAATTATGTGATTTAAATATTGATTTAATTTGTATTCATAGAAAAAGCGAAGTTGAAAAGGATTTTAGCAAAATTTCCTTCTTAGATAAAATAATTCATTTCGACATTGATAATGATAAACCGTTTGAAGATACAATACATTTATTACAAAATTTGGATTTATTGATTACAATTGACACATTTATAGTTCACCTAGCAGGCATTTTAAATGTGAAAACATGGTTATTATTAGGCGCATCAGAATGGCGCTGGTCAGACGACGCTAGTAAAACATATTGGTATAATTCAGTAGAGTTAATAAGAACCAAAGAAAACGAAGAATTAAAGGATTTAATAAAAACTGTTAAAACAAAATTAGCATGTGAATTATAAACAATACGTTTCCAATAATATGATAAAAATTTCGTGTGTTATTTTTGATATTATTTTGTATAAAACCGTTTTTTCAAAACCACACGGCAAACAACTTTTAATATATATACAAAAATATGTAAAATATATACATAGTTTTTCAATCAATATTTTGACATAATTAAATCCTATATTGGTAAACGACCAATCATTTACATAGCTACACATTTGTGTATTCGATTGTTTAATGTAAAAATTATGTATATCTAATAATCCAGAGAGAATCCGATGATAATTCGTTTTCTCATTTTTAACATTTAATAAATTACCAATTTTGTCGTAACCAAAAAGATCCATGTGTAGTATTTTTTTGCCTTGTTCAACATTAAAAATATATGGATTTATTCCGTCAATATACGCTTGTTCGTAAAGCATTTCACCATCAATTAAATAAGGCAAAAAACATGATTTTATAATTGTATTCATTATTTCGTCTACAGTCTTGTATTGCGACTTTACTGTTTTTTTCCCTTTTTTAATATTATTGTAACAAATATAAAGACGATCGTTTACCTTTTCACAAATATTATCAGGTATTTTGCCTTGTAAATGTTCTTTAAGTTCTTTTACAACAAGTAATTTATGATTTTCTTTAAATTCATTTTTGACAACATCATATAATTGCGGCATTGTATCCAAAGCGTCGATAAAATAAAGAAATGCCACGATTGAACCGATGCTACAACCAGATATTCTTTCGATTACAATATAATTGCGTTTTTCCATTTCTTTTAAAAAATATAAGGCGCCTACTAAATAACTACCATTAAAAATACCGCCATCTAAAACCAAATCGAGTCTTAATGGCGTTTTCGAATTCTTTAAATCATCTGGGAGATTATCAATTAATTTTATTACATATTCGTTTATCATTTCTTCGGATTGTATGTAATAAAATATGGGATTTTATATTTTTTATTTTAATTTATAACGGTGTTTAAATTTATAACGGTGTTTAAATTTATAACGGTGTTTAAATTTATAACGGTGTTTAAATTTATAACGGTGTTTGTATTTTTTTATTTTGCAAAAGTCTTTCAACAAATTTATCTTCTTCTTTATGTGTCACATAAATATTAACTAATTCAGCAGGCGAATAAAAAAACTCATTTACCTTTTCTAGATTACTTGGGTCTATATTTTTTTCAAATAAATGATTATATATTTCAGATATAGTTTTTCGACTAGCGTTATCTAGTTTATGAGTTATGTCAATTCTTCCTGGTCTTGTCAACGCTGAATCCAATTTTTCATAATGATTCGATGTAATAATCAACATTCTTCCAGGCGTTTCACGTATTCCATCCCATAAATTTAAAATATCATCTAGTGTTATTGGTTGATCTCCGCCACTTATAGCGCCTCCACTCATTGTTCCATTAATGTCGCAAATTGTTTGCAATACATCGCTCACCTTTACCGAATCATTGTCTGTTTTAATCAGACCTTTTAAATTATTATTGCTATTATTGCTATTATTGCTATTACTATTACTAAAGTTTACAAGATTTGCATTGTTTCGCTGATTTTTTCTTTCTAAAATAATGTCTCCAATGCAATCAATATCCTCAAACACAATAATTTTCTTGTCAAATGCTATTGCTCTTTTTTCATTATCGTCATTATATGTGTCTTCAAAAAAATAATATTCCAATTGTTGTTTGGTCTTAATTATTTTTAATGGTATAACAACAATGTGTCTTCCAACGTGGTTTGCAATTGCTTTGATTAGTGAAGTTTTACCAGTGCCTGGTGGTCCGTGTAACCCAATACCAAGCGAATATGGAATCCCCTTCTCATAATACCAGTCTTTTTTGCTTGTAAAATAATTTATTTTATCGATTATTTCTTGTTTACCGTCAAAAAATATGTTTTTAAATGTTCGCGCACTAGTAAATTCATGTTCACTCCAACACGAATATTTCGAATCATCGTCTTCCACTTTAACTTTATCTAAAACATAAATGAACTTTTTGTTTGAACGTCTATCTTTAATTGACATCAGATATTCATTTGTAATATTATCAATATAATTTTTTAAATAACTAATAGAGTGTTTGTATGAATAAACCTTTAAAGTAATTGTGTCTGTTTTTGTAATGATTTTTTCTTCTTTTTGTCTTCCTTCATCTTGTTCAATTTCAGAATGAACGTAAATATCATCGTCAATTAAAAACTGCCTATTTTGAAAAACTATAAAAATATCCTCGTGTTTTTTATCTTCTCTATATTTGGCGTTTGAATCGTAATTACTTGAGGTTTCTTTTATCTGATAAATTGTTTTATTAGTTTCAATATTATTTATAATATAAACCCACATAGCTTTAAAACGTGAACTATATGAAGATGTCGTAGTTAATGTATGTGAATATGCTGTTGTAGTAGAAGACTTTTTACCTTCTAAAATAACTACGTTTTTTTTATAAAAAAGACATTTTATATTATCAAGATTCAATTTGGTTATTAATGTATCAATACGATTATCATAAATGTAATTAATAATATAACCAATAACACTCATAGAAATAACCGATATAATTGCATCTATAATAACATTATCTGTTTTGAAAAATCCTGATACCTTTGCTTTAACCGCGTATATATAATTATTTCTTATTTCTTCCATGTAATTATTTTAATTATTATATTTATTATGAAAGAAATCTTTAAATATTATTTGGTAATATTTAAAGCATCAATAAAATTTGATTCGCTTACGTTTGCTCCGCTTAAAAGTTTTTCAGTCACTAAAGTTTTAAAACGCACCAAAATGGTTTGTCACTTTATTTAATAAATGAAATAATAGACCAAACAAAACACTTGAAAAAAGGTAACCATTTATATTATAATTTCCATCATTTGAAAACAATATTGGGAAATAACTAAACAAAAATCGCCTAAAAAATGGTAACTGAAATAAGAAATATAACACCGCAAGCAGTAATGGAGTTTGTATTTCATTATACATATCATCTAGCGAATTACTACGTTTCACATTTTTATTGTAATTGTCAATCATATCAGACGTTTGTTCGTAATCCTTAATATAGTCAGTTTGTCTTTCGTGCATTGGTATATAATTGGGTTGAACTTGTGCGTCATTGCTATGTCCAGTAGTGTTCATTGGTATGTCTCTAGACGGTAACTGTGTTGCGCCAGCAGTTGCTGCTTGTTGAAGTCCACTCACAATTTGACTAATTGTTGTTTGGTCTAAACTAAAGTTTGGTGTTTGCCCTTGATTAGGCATTTGCCCTTGATTAGGCATTTGCCCTTGATTTTGAGGCATTTGCATTTGCTTTTGTACTACATTTTCCGAAGCGCTAAGTGAAATATTCCCTCCTCCAACAGGATCGGTAGGTAAATCCAAAATACTTGTAGAATCACTGCTCATAATTATTATAAAGAATGATTGATTATAATAATTACGCAAACATAATAAAATTCATAAAATAAATCTTAATCAAAATCCACAATTTTTGTATTAGAGTCACATTTTGTAGCCACAGGATTATATTTATAACATTTATCTCCGGTTTTGTATATTTTGTCTTTAAAATTATCTAAAGGTGGTGCGTGAAAAATAAGACAATCTTTATCTTTACAAACTGTTCTAAAGAGAGACGCCAACCCAAAACCTAATAAAACGGACATTATCAATTTTCCCGTTTCAGTATGAACAAATTTTCCAATTCCCATCTATATATTCATATGATTTAAATAAATTCCTAAAATGTTTATATAAAAAACTTTATATAAAAATTAACCAACTACACTTGAACAGGTATAGAAGAAATAAGTGACTCATCCTTAGGACAATCTACTTCTTCTTGGTCAAAATAAAAACAATTGTCTGCTTTATCCTTAAATAAAACCTTACCTACATTTTCTGGACTAGGATAAATATATATTTTTTTCATTTCAGGACCTAAAATGTAAATAAAAAATAGACCAATAGCGAAACTTACTAGGAATACTGGTAATGAAATGTAATTCAATATCATTATATATTTTATATATATTTTATATATATTTTATATATATTTTATACTTTAGAAATTACCTCTATCAAATTTCAACTGTTTTTTAACTATATCAGACAGTGTGTTTTCTAACATACTATAATTTTTACTACCATCTTCAGTTGAGAATAATCCTAATAATGTATTTTTATATGATTCATCGAATTTATTAAATATCTCATTATACACTGGATTACCAAAATCATACATTCCGTCTTCTATTAGTTGCGGCGGAATAATTAAATTACTCGGATTTGTAAACTCGCACGATTTGTTTTGAAGTCTTGATTTAACACAATTATCCATAAACTCTTGCATCCATTCTCTATCAGATAGCAGTGCGGTTTTTAACTCATTATTCATTTTACTCCACAAACTTTGGTAGTTTTTATTTGACCATGTAACCATTCCGGTTTCTTCATTAATTGTCGGTTTACCAATAATGTCTGGAGTATCTTGAGAATCTGGTTTCGCTTTCTCTACTCTTGTATCTGGTTTATCTACTCTCGCTACTTTTGTTTTATCACCTTGTATACTTGTTTCAAAAACAACTGTTTCATATTTATCATTATTTATTTCCAAATCTTTGATAGAATAATTCCGTTGAATTAAATGATACGAATTATCACTTTCATCAAACACAACAGTATTTTCTCTGTATTTTAATTTTAATACTTCATTTAAAACAGGTCTTAACTGGTTTTGATAAATTTCAACAGCACTTTTAACAAATTCAATACCATTTGTTTCATTAAAACGATATAACGCATCCTTAATTGATTGAATATGTAAATATGATTTTTCCAATTCACTTTTTAATTTTTCACTTCTTTCAGGATCATCTGTAATTTTTATATAAATTTGCAAATAATTTTCCAATAAATTTGTGTAGTCCCTTATACTATCTTTTTGTAAATCAAAATTTTCCAAAACCTTTTCTGTCGTAGTTAATCCAAACAATAACCTATTTTTATCATTTATTATTTCGTTTTTTGCAGTATAAATTTCCTCATCAATTGTTTTTAATACACTGCTAATATTTTCAAAATTACCGACTGCTATATTTACACTTAATCCACACGGTTCTACAGCGTTACAAAATGCGCGGAGTTCTCTAAATTTTCCACCGTCACTTTCCTTACTAATAATTGAAGCGAAAGTGGTGCCACCCGGTTTACCACAATTAACACATTTAGGTTTCAATTGCTTAAATTCCGCTTTTTTCTCCTTGATACTAAGCATTTTGTTATTGAGTATTTTTTTCTTGTTTTTTTCATTGTCATTATTATATTTACTTTTTAATCTATAATATTCATTAATATTATTTTCAACAGATTCATTTTCTACAAATTCATTTTCAGCAAACATTATTTATATATAATTATTCTATTTTTATTCTTTTTTTATTCTTATTTATTATTTATTATTTATTATTTATTAGTACATTTTCCCTCTATTAATGTTGTCATAATCATTTTCCCAATTTGGTAACCCTGTTATTAGTTCTTGGTGTGCTTTCCTCTTCGCCTCTTGTAAATTTTTTATTTTCGACAAAATATATTGCTGTTTTTCTTTATTTTTCTTCTCTTTTTCTATATCAGTCAACCTACCTTTATATTTGTATAAAAGGATTAATCCTAAAACTATCAAAAAACCAATTAATAATCCGGCGTTAATCACTGTATTATGGAAATTATTCTTAATAATATGACACTGTTTAAGTGTTTGATCCAAAAAATATTTTACACCTGGTTCAGTAAGTATTGGTTTAGTCGAATCAAAATCCATGTAATTGTCCATAATAATTATAGTTAAATTTATAAATTAATTTATACACAATATCTATATGGCTAGTTCTTATTTAAATATTGTTATGTTTTTAGTGACAACGTTGTTTTATTATATGGCGCTTAAACCCACATTAACATATGATATAGTATCCAACCCAGAAACATATACAAGTTTTGTTAGCAGTAATTATATGTATTTAGGTGTATATTTATTGTTAGTGATAATGATTCAGTTTCTAGTAAACGCTTCTATCATAACAACTACATGTGGCGGCAGCGTTAGCGAAAATATGGGTGCCGCAGGTGCTTTCACCTTTATACCATGGTTTTTAATTTTTGGTGTTATTGTAATTGTTTTGGTTATATATCCTGGGTTTAAAAGCGCTTTTTCCGATGTAATTGGTTACTATTATGTTTCAACTAAAGCAAATGAATTATTGATTGAATTATTGGCGAGTCAAGGTATTGAAACTACTACAACTGCTCCTGCTCCTACTGCTCCTGCTACTGCTCCTGCTACCGATTACATATCTCCAACTGCTCCTCCAGCAAGTGCTTTTCTTGGACCTAAAGCGCAAACCGGCGGCACAAAAGAAGAATTGCAAAAAGCATCCGATTTGATCCTTAAAATTTGCGGCAATACATCCATATTAATTAATCAAATGGTCCCTAGCAATTTTGACAGTTATTGGAATTTATTAAATCCATTAAAGAAAGAAAAATATCAAATGAAAAATGGCAATGAAATATCAAATGATGCGCAACAATTGAAAAAACAATTGTTTGATTTAGTTGTTACAAGAGATACTATAGGAGAAGCGTTATGGTATATTTATACCGGTTTATTATTAACCTCTATAGTACAACTTAAAATAACGTCTAGAGGTTGCGCTACTAATCCACAAACTATGGAAGCAAATTACGCCAAATTCCAGGAACAAGAGGCGGCAGCGCAGCAGCAAGCAGCGTCGGCAACTAGCACCACATATACCATAACAAATTAAACAAAATAATCTATATATTTTTTATATTCAAAATATAAAAAATAAAACAAATATAACAAATATAAAAAATAAAACAAATATTTTAAAATAATTTTGGTGAAGCAACATAATACATTACAAACAAATAACTTAATATTCCTAAAATTAAGGATAACAACCATATTGGCATAATTGTCTTGTTTCTATAACCGACTCCAAATTCTCGAATACTTCCGTCTTTGTTATATAAACACGCCGGTTTCATCATTTGGATTGAACCAAACATAATTAAAAATAATATAATGGCAAATAATGGTGCGTTTTCTCTTATATAGGTTCTGTTCATACTTTTACTTATATATATCAATCTTTAAAAAAATGGCGTTAAATCTAAATTATTTTTTTAAAGTTATTTTAAAAGTTATTTTGTTAACTTTTTTAAAGTTATTTTTAAAGTTATTTTTAAAGTTATTTTGTTATAGAAAAGTTAGTTAATCATCTCCCCAATCTACTAATTCTCCATA